AGGGGCTTGTTTATTGTGGCGGATAGGTTAGTCCTCAGCCTCAAATACATCGTGTAGGTTCGTTATTCTATAGGCGATGATACGCCCTTCTTGATACATCGCGATGGCATCTACATAATAGAGGCACTTGAACGCGTTCTGATCTGATTCCATGAATCGAGCTTTGATGCTATCGTCGTCAAAAAGTAGCTTCCTTGCCTTGTTGACTTCAAATGCCTCAATTATGCCTCTGTCTTGCTTGCTATCCGCTTCTCTATCGAGACGAGCCAAGCGAAGAAGTACATGCTCTTTACTTTCTTCAGTCCTTGAAATGTTTTCTCTCAGCGTCTCTTTAGCCCCTTGTGCTCTGTTTTGAAGAGCATTTCCCTCCGTCGAGTTAAGATTAAAGGTGCAGTTATTGAAGATAGTCTGACCTCCATCTGTCATTACAGAGAACCCTAAGTTTGAGTCGGGATTTCGGGCAAGTGGCTGGACGATCTTGGAGATATTCGATAAACTTTCTGGGTTGTATCCCTCAGCTGGGATTTGACTACCTGTAGTGAGTGATTGGGCTAGGCTCTTCAAGTGCTTCCCAAAATCAATCAAGGTATTAGCATTCCCCGCTGCCACTATTGCTGTTGGAAGTATAGCCTCCATGAACTCAAATACAATACTACCTTCTTCAACCTTCTTGATATTCAAGCGGGCATTCGTGCCATGCCGGCCTCGTCCCTTTAAGAAATGGCTGTATTCACTCTGTATAGCGAGAATACTGTCAGTGAAGTCTAATAGATCTACTGGGGCATTATTGTCTAAGTGGTATCGGAGGTATACCAATTCGGGATCCTGATCCTGTGTCATAGCGAGATTGTTGTGTGAAGTGTTATCTGCAACAAAGGTAGAGAATTTGAGTTACCCTTGTTTTACGCCAACTTGTAGTGCTGGCGCCTTCCTATACCGGTCTCGAACGGCCATTGAGCTCGGATAGCCTACGCCTGTGATGAAGGTCGCCAAGTGGTGCATCAGCTCGCCGTGTTGGTGATCCAGGTCGGAGGAGATGAGCTGTAGCCCGCTGAAGCCATCACCCGCCAGCCCGATAGGTGCGCTCTCCACCTGCTCGATGAGGTCGAGGTAAGCGAGCGGGTCATCCTCCAGGCATCGGCGCTCGTCCGACAGCTCCAGCGACTCGTGAGGATCCTCGGGGGTGTACTTGTGTACGAGGTGTAGGACGATCTCCATAGGCACACGTGGGGTGCCTTGACCTGCCGAAGTGTAGGTGATAGGTGCGAACTCTACGAACACAGCGGGTGTCTCGAAGAGCATACCATTGGGTAGGTCCTCCATGTTTTCGTTCCACAGCCCGATGTGCTTCAGATCTGTGACCTTCTCTTGTAGGCGCCCATTAAGCGCTTGGTAGATCTCTCGTCTCATATTCAATGTCTATTTAATCAGTGATTGATGGGGGCGCTCTGCTCGACGTAGTCGGGCATTCAACTCCTCACGCCACAGGTCGACGTGCTTGGTGACGATGCGCTGAATGAGCTCCTCGACCTTGGGGTGGTTGCCAACGAATCTGCGCTGTGGCATACGCAGACGACGCTTGAAGGAGCGGACCTTGTGACTGCGCACCTTGACACGCTTGCGCTTCATGCCTCGCTTGCCCTTGACCAGACGGATAGCCGTCGTCTCCTTGCGAGTATGCTGAGGGACGGTGACCTCTCCGTTGAAGCCCTCGTTGTGGAGCGAAGCGTAGGGCATCGCCGAGGTGAAGGATACACCCGATGGCATGACCTGCCCCTTCAGTGAGCGTCGTAGCTTGCCTGTGACAAGGAGTAGCGACCCGCGCTGTGCTCGCTTCCTGGACGACTTCCAGCCACCTTCGCCACGGGGCTTCCATGGGCGGTCAAAGAAAGCCTTGCGGCGGAAGTTTTCGTGAAACTCCGAAGTTAGCCCGACACGCACCTCCTGCTTGATATCCTCAAAGACCTGTCTACTACTGCGCATTGTGATTATGAAATTAGTTGTATATTTGCAGTGAGATGACCCTCGGAAGTATCCTAATCCTGACTGTAGTTCGGGTACGGATACTTCTGGGGGTTATCTCTTTTTTAGAGCTACGTGAGGGCTGTCAGATATGCTATGGAGTAGGATTTTACCCTGCTTGTTTTCCAGTGCAATAATCCAGCTCTTCTCTCCTTCTATCTCTGTCTCGAATAGGTGAGTCTGTACGACCCACTCCTTCTTCCCTTCATCTTCATACGCTCCTAAGTACTTGGCATCTTTGATGAGCTTGGGCAGATCAAGTAGAAGCTCGTTTTTGGCAAGATAGTGTTCGTGTGGCTGGTTAAGCATCTCCTTAATGCCTGTCCCTGTTATTTCTACACGGACACCATTATCGACCGATACACCTACAAATCTTTCCTTTGCGAGTCTCTGTATCTCTTTGCGGTGTTCCTTCTGCTCGGGAGTAAGGGAGATCTTCTTTGTTCCCTCTTTGGCTTTGAGGACTTCGGCAAGCACCGCACATTCATCACCCTTGTCTCCCTTATCTATGGAGCAGTGGGAAATACCACGCTTGCCGTAGTAGGGGTGCTTGTCGGGGAAGAGGCGTAGGTCTCGCCCAGGGTTGCCACGGAAGAGCTCTTGCTTGTTGCCACGGAGGGCAGCATCACCACGCTCCCACGCTGAGCGGGGGTCGGATAGCGGTGTCTCGGGGAGAACCTCCACGGCATCACATCGACAACCCCAGCCGTTGGGCGGGAAGTAGTCTTGCCAGAACTTGTCCTCCTTGGGGAGGCAGGTGTGGTCGAGCGCCTCGTGAGCGGGACGCACCTTGCCGTCGCCAGCGGTGCGGTACTCGAGAATACTCTTCGGAGCGGATGAGTGCCAGCGGTCAGCCATGAGGGCAGATCCTACAGCGTGGTCGTACTCACTCTCCAGGTAGCGGACATTGTAGCGGTCGTGGATAGCTTTGACCTCTTCTGAAAACTCTGCAAATGGCTTAATAGACCCGTCTTCCTTCGTCAGCGACAAGCCCAGCTCACGCATCGTGTGGTAGGTCTTGAAGCCTGAGAAGATGAAGGCATTATTGTCCAGCGCGTCACGCACGACCTGTGGTGTGGAGTGACTGATGTGGTCCAGTGATGGCTGTAAGCACTCGTAGGTCTCTCGTATGGCAGCGACTATGGGGGCATCTCGGAGCATCTTGCGCTCAAAGCGCCCCTTCCTATATACATAGCGCGCAGCACGCATGAAGACCTCGGGGCGGTAGGTGCGCTTCGTCGGGGTGTTACGCCTTGACAGCTGGCACGACGGGCAGGTACATGGAGTGTATAGCTCGTCGAGCTCCCTATGTAGCTGGAGGTATCTCTTGGGGAGAGGTAGCTGAAGCTCCGCCCCTCCCCCTAAGCGAAAAAATCGTCAGCTCGTGAGAGTTGCTTGCTCGCTTCGCCCTCCTGCTCTAAAGAGCTGTCACGCTCCCCGATGATGGGGATATTGTACTTCTCGGCGAAGTAGGCAGGATCGATTTTGTAGTATTGGAGAATTGTCCGCTCCTCTTCACGCATCTCGGCGTCTGTCATTTCGTCGCTGTAGTCCCACTCAAAGGTTAGCCCCTTGAGGGGGAAGCCCGAAGCAATCATCAGAGGGAGGAGGCGGTCATTGATAATGTAGGACAGGCGACGGGCATCTGAGGCGCAGACGTTCTCGAAGATCTCCAGGTGTACCTCCGATTGTGATAGGGAGGCACCGTTGTCAATGGTCATCGTCTGGTTGAGGATGATCTTAGAGAGCTCCTTGTCGCATCGCTCCAGACGCTTGTCATATACGTTGTAGGCGTCGCCTCGACTCGTTTCCTCGAAGGAGATGGTAGTGCCCTCGGGGAAGACCCCGTAAGAGGCAGCCCCCATCGAAGCCATGATACGCTCGATCTCGTCGAGGTCAGCTCTGGTGGTGGCGGTCGTATTGGCCACGCGCATAGGCATGCCGAAGATCTCCCCGAAGGTATCCCAATAGGCTCCCATATTCTTCTTCGAAATGTAGTAGGGAGCGCACTTGAGCAGGAGACCTAAGTCGTGAGGCTTGCCTACCTCGATAAGCCAGCGGGAGAAGTCACCTTCGCGGAAGGGGATGCCTCGCTTGATATCGTCGGTAGGCTCGCGCAGGATCACGCCATACTCAGGGATGACGTGCTTTCGGGGGATGAGGTCAGCAGAAGCAAAGCGCATGCCTCGCTCGTCCTTGACGACCTCTCCCAGTTCGATAAGGCTATGCCCCCAGAAGGTGGCATCAAGGGCAAGGTCTAAGAAGTCACGAAACCACTCACGACGAAATAGCTCAGATGCTTCATCACTCTCCGCACCTTCCTTGTCGATGAGCTTGAAGGGGCGGGAGAGTGTCTTGCTCTTGCGTTGCTCAATAGCACCCGTGATATGACCATCAACGAGGGTGTCGGTGTAGAGGTCGTAGAGGGTCAGCCGTCGGGGGTTGTCGACAGAGAGCGCCATCTG